AGGGGCGTGTCCTCTGTGAGGGACGCGACCATATCCGCGCTCCAAGACTCCATCGGCATCTACGGGGACGAGGCGCAGGCGCTCGCGGGGCAACTCTTCGACGAGGTGTGCGCGGCGGAGGGGATCAACGCAACGTCGTCCATCTACGACGATCTCATAGACATGGACATGGTTGCGGGCAAGGTGAGGTGGCTGTGCCGCAAGGTGGTCGAGGGGGACACCAAGGGATACGTCGAGAAGGTCGGCGTGCTCGCGGACTTCTACACCAAGCGATGCAACTACATGGCGCAGATGCGCAACTGCCACGGCGCGAACATGCGATACGCGAGGATACCGACGGGGCAGGAGACGTGCGACTGGTGCCTGATGCTCGCGAGCAGGGGATTCGTGTACTACACGGAGGACTCCGCGAAGGCGGGAAATCATCAAAATTGCGATTGCCTGTGTGTGCCAAGCAGGGGCGGAAGTTCCTTCGACGACGCCACGCAGATAGAGGGGTACGATCCCGACGAGTACTACCGGCTGTGGCGCGAGAGCGGATTCATGCCGCCGAAGCACAACCTGATAGGGGCAGACGGCAGATACCACCGCATGGTGTACAACCAAGACATCACATCGGCGCAGGGCTACGCGAACATGCGACGCGCCGCGACGAGGCGGCTCCGCAGGATGTCGCCGACGCGGGGGCTGAGGCCGCAGGAGGCCGAGGAGTACTACGAGCGCATGAACGCCGCATCGAACCTCGCCGAACTCGATGCAGAGTACCGCGACATAATCAGCGACCTCATACGCAGGGGAGACGGGGCGACGGACGCCGACTGGGAGGACGTTGGCAACCACTACTTGTACCTGCTTGAGGACCGGAAGTGGAAGAAGCGCCGGAGGTAAGCCATGCTCACGCTACAGGAAATCCTCGACATAGCCTGCCGCCACCTCACGCCGATGGCTGACGCGATGGTGCGGGCGTGCGTGCAGAGGGCGCGGGACACGGGCGAGAGCATGCGCGAGCCGACGCGACCGCGACCGACCACGAAGGCGATTGACTCGTATGAAATCGACTTCGACGACGTGGACTGGGAGCGCCTGATGCGCGAGAACAGCGACGCGAGGTGGAACCACTGCTGATATTTTCGGTGCAAGTTACAGTACGCCAACTCTGAGCCACATCCCACGGTAACTCATTCGCTACCTGCGGAGACGCAAATTGGCCATTCGCATGAGTTACAAAATAAATTGATAAAACGCCCTATTTATGCATAAAAATAGCTGTTTTATGCAAAAAGTACCAAAAAACAGCGTGTTTATTACAACTCGTGACCTGCGGTTTTGCTGAGTTACAGGGGGCGAAAATGACAGTAACTAATGCGTTTACCTGCGCATTTAATAAAAAAGACCGTTTTATGCAAAACGGCCATAGGTTATCTACGTGGGATTTCTCTCTGCGTCCGTAACGCCAGCGGCGTGTGACGCGCACCGCCCGCGCTGCGCCTTGGGGCGCGTGTGCGGCACGCTACGCCGCTGAGCGTAACGGAGAAAGACGGGGTTTTTATGCAAAACCGAACTACTCCACGAACAACTCACAAATAGCCCAAGACCCAGAGAGAGTGGAACGCCTATCTATGCGACTTCTGAAAAGTCACTGAACAATATCTGAAACGACGTTTCCCCGACTGTTGAAAGATTGTCGAAAACTGGCGCGTAGCTCAATTGGCAGAGCAGCGGCCCGTTAAGCCGTTTGTTGCGGGTTCGAGTCCCGCCGTGCCAGCCATAACAGGCCATTGGTGCAACGCGAAGCACGTCGGTCTCCAAAACCGAGGACGGGGGTTCGACTCCCTCATGGCTTGCCAACTGAATCAACCGATGAACCAAGCCGTCCGAGAGGGCGGCTTTTTCATACCCACGCATCGCGTCCGGCGGTCAACGGACGCACCGACACCTGCTGGGGCAGGGAAAGGAGGCCGACATGGCCGAACAGAACACCACCACCGAGCCGAACGGTGGGAGCACCAACCAACAGACGGGCGCAGCTGACCCGTCTGGAGCAGCGACCGAGCCGAAGACGTTCACGCAGGAGCAGGTGGACAGGATCGTGCAGGAGCGGCTTGCCCGCGCCAAGGCGACCCCTCCCGCCGACTACGAGGACCTGAAGGCGAAGGCCGCGAAGTTCGACCAGCTCGAAGAGGCCAACAAGAGCGACATCGAGAAGGCCAACGACGCGAAGGCCCGCGCCGAGGCCGAGGCCGCCGACTGGAAGGCCAAGTTCGAGCGGGCGCAGGCGGAGCAGGAGCGCGCGCACGAGGTCACGAGGCTCGCCGCCCAGTACGGCGTGAACGCGGGGACGCTCTCGCGCATGGCGGGCGACGTTGAGGACAACGCCAAGTACCTCGCCAGCGTCGAGGAGTCGCGACCCAAGTTCGGCTCCATGGGCGACGGAGGCGACGGTGGCGGGGTCAGGGAGACCCTCGAAGACCGACTCGCCAAGGCCAAGAACGCGCAGGAGCGCATCGACATCCGCGAGGCGTGGAACGCCGAGCACCGCAAGCACTAGAGACAACTAGAGAGATTGGAGCACAGACATGGCTGTCACTCCCAACACCATCCTTTCGTCCGACACCATCCCGGCAATCTTCTCCGAGTACATCAGCCGATACCAGGGCGAGTTCGACCGCTTCAACGAGGTGGTCGGCTTCTTCGCCCCCGAGGTCGTGACCGCAGGGACGACCCTGTACAAGTACGTGGTCAACGGCTCACTCGTTGACGCGGCCATCGACCCAGGCACCATCGCCTACGAGAAGACCCGCGACACCGACGTCGTTACGGGCAAGACCTACTACACCAAGAGCGGCGACACCTACACGGAGGTCCAGTCCCCCGCGAAGGCCGACCTCAAGAACTACTACGTGGCATACGCGCAGCTCGGAAGCTCCTCCGGCCGCAAGTACGTCGAGGGCGACGAGATCGCGCTCTCCCACTTCGACCTCACGGAGGTGCCGCTCCGCAAGGTCAACTTCATCCCCTACCGATTCCGCGTCACCGCGCAGGCTATCCAGCAGGGCGGGCTCAAGAACGCCGTGACCCGCTTCGTTGACCAGGCGTACAAGCAGCTCCGCTCTGACACCGTCGCCGACATCTTCGACTGGCTCAATCTCTTCGACGGCGCGACCGTCGCGGACCCCGCCAGCGGCACCACCTGGGGCTTGCAGCAGATGCTCGCCCACACCGAGGACACGCTGCTCAACACGCTTGAGACGAACCGAGAGAACGACACCGACATCGTTCACTTCCTGAACCGCTCCGACGTGTACGACTACCTCGCCAACGCGACCATCACCACGCAGGACCTCTTCGGCATGACCTACCTCGAGAACTTCCTCGGCGTGAACAAGGTCTTCCTGACCAACCGCGTCACCGCAGGTACGTGCGTGGCGACCCCCGTCGCGAACCTCAAGGCCTACGGCATCGACTTCGGCACCCTCAACGCCGCCGAGTTCGACTACCAGACCGACGGCTCCAACCTCATCGGCTTCGCCTACGACAAGGCCATGGACCACGCGGCCATCGAGGTCTACCCCGTGCGCACCCTCACCATCGCGCCCGAGGTCGAGCAGTTCGTCGTGCGCGGCTCCATGGAGCACGTGGCCTAGCCATGGCCGTCGTACTGACCCCGTTCCGCGACCGAGAGACGTGGGCGGCATACGCGGTCGGCGACGAGTGGCACGGGACGCCAGAACGCCTCAGAGAGCTTTGTGAGGGCGGCTTCGTCCAATCTGGACTAATTGCCCACGATGCGGATGAAAACGCCCCTGACGAACGAACAGGCGCGTCAAACGGCGTTCTGGCGGACATGACAATCGCGCAGTTGCGCGAGCTGGCCGAGTCTCGCGGCATAGAGGTGCCCAAGCGCGCCTCGAAGTCGCGGCTCCTGACGATTCTGGGAGGCTAGGCATGGAGCCGTTCGCGACCGTGGCCGACTACCGCAGGGCCTACCCCGACGACTCGATGGACGACGGGACCCTGCTCGAACGCCTCCTTGAGGCCACCGACGTGATGTGCGCGGAGATGGACGGCTCGGACATCAGCTACACGGACCCGTCCGAGTCGTTCACCTTCCGACTCATGCGCGTCTGCCGCACCGTCGCCCACAGGGCGATAGCGAGCACGGACGGCTCGGACGTCCCGTTCGGCGCGACGCAGCTGTCCGAGACGGCCACGCAGTTCAGCGCGTCCATGCAGTTCGCCAACCCCACGGGAGACATGTACCTCACCGAGTCCGAGCGCCGCGCCCTCGGCATCGGCGCAGGACGAGCATGTGTTCTGTCACCGTATGCCTAGTGGCAAAAACACGTGTACCGAAACAGAACAGATAGACGTGGAACACACGTACCGAAAACCATAGGGACGGGAGGCCGAGATGCTGCTTGAGCGAATGGGCGAGACGGTAGTCCTCGAACCCGCCGACGGCTCCGAACCATTCTCCGTCCCTCACGTCCTCTGCGCCGAGGCCGACGTGTCCGACCAGTCCGTGATGGACGTGCAGACCCGATTCATCAACCAGGCGCGGTACAAGGGCGACCAGCTCACGCTCGACGTGACGTGGCCCAAGTCCGCGCCGCACGGACTCATGGGCGCCCACCTCGTGATCCGTGGCGAGCGCTACCGAGTCTACGGCGAGCCGTTCCCCGTCGCGCACAGCCCGAACGGGTACGACAGCCGCGTCACCGCCACGCGCTCCCTCTTCCTTTACGACATCGAGCTTCTCCGCGCGACCCGCACCCGCGACCAGTGGGGCGGGTGGCACACGGAGTGGGAGGCCACGCCGACGAAGGCAAACCTCCTGCGCCTCAGCGAGGACTCCGTGAGCGAGTCGAGGGCGAGCGAGCTCTCGCGCCTGACCATGTTCGAGCTTCCGCCCGACACGTGGGACGACGGGTACTCCGCGTTCCGCTACATGGGCGACACATACCACGTCGAGTCGGTCAACAAGGCCGAGGAGGTAGTGGTGATAAGCGGGACGGCGGGTGCGTGATGGGCAGCTTCGTGACCATCGACGTGAACGACCTCTACTCCGAGATACACAACATGATGGTCGAGTCCATAGGCGAGACGGAGGAGGAGGTCACGGAGGCGATCTACCACGCCGCCGACGTGTCTGCGGAAGCGCTCAAGGAGGACATAGGCAAGTGGTCGCAGACCGAGGACTTGCCAGAGCGCGACAGGCTCCTCTATGAGAAGGGGTGGAAGGCATACAAGCACAAGATGCGCGAGGGCCACGTCGAGGCCGTCGTCGCCAACGCCACAGCCCCCTCGCTCACACACCTCATCGAGAACGGCCACGAGAAGTTCGTCTACGGACGTGACACGGGCGAGAGGACGGAGCCGAGGAACCACATCGAGAAAGCGTACCGGAAGGGCGCGGAAACCCTCACGTAGACAAACACCACACAGGAGGTGCGCGATGCACAAGACCATCGCCGACTTCGGGGCGGCGGTAGACGCGCTCGGACTCCCATGGACGAACCTCGTCTGGCCGCACGGCGACGCGCCGCCCATGCCCTACGTGGTGCTCGTGCCAGGAGACGAGCGGGGCGTGACCGCCGACAACGACGCGGGATACACCTACCGCTCGTACACGGTCGAACTCTACTACGACGGCGAGGACGGGCGCGAGATGGCGCTCGAGAAGTCGTTGAAGGCCGCTCTCAAGGCGGCGGGAATCCCATGCGGGCGCGCGGCGGGGCCACAGCAGGTCTACGGGAGCCACGCGCTCGTCTCATATCTACCGACAACCCTGATAGAGCAGGAGGCCTGACATGGCTAAGGAAGGCAAGGTGCAGTTCGGCATCTGCAAGCTGCACATCGCACGCAAGTACAGCGACGGCTACGGCGTCCCCCACCACATGCCCGGTGCGGAGCAGCTGACCGTCTCAAACTCCGACAACACCAACAACATCATCTCGGCGGACAACGGCGAGTACTACAACGGCAACGGCGCCGCCAACAAGACCGCAGACCTGCAGGTCGCCAAGTTCGACAACTTCTTCCTCACCCAAATCCTCGGACTCATCGAGGAGCAGGGCGGGCTCACCGAGTCGGACGGCACCATGAAGGAGTTCGCGGCGATGTGGGAGGTGGACGGCGACGACGGCGGCGACCGCTACGTGTGGTTCGACTGCACCTCCACCGTCCCCACCGCGACCTACGCCACCACCAACGCGGACGGCACCATCACCGAGGCGTCCGAGACGGCCACCATCACCGCGAAGCGCACCGAGATGGCAGACGGCACGCGCCGCCTGTCCCACCGCAAGCACAAGGGCGCGGTGGGCTACAACACCTTCTTCGACAAGGTTCCCTTCGCAGCCGTCCACGTGGCCGCCGACAGCTCGCTCTCCGCGCTCACCATCGGCACCGAGACGCTTTCCCCGACCTTCGACGACGAGAAGACCGAGTACACCGTCACCACCGAGGGCGCGAGCGCCACGATCACCGCAACCGCCACCGCGACCGGCGCAGTCGTCAACATCAACGTCAACGGCACCAACGTCGACAGCGGCTCCACCGCCACGTGGCTCGAAGGCGAGAACTCCGTCACCATCACCGTCACGAACGGCGAGGACGAGACCATCTACCGCGTCACCGTCAACCACACGGCCTAGCGCCGACATCAGCACCTTTTACGGGGGCGTCGCATCGTCGCGGCGTCCCCATTTTCGTGAATCTGGAGTAAGGAGACGCACATGGGAGTGCCGACAGACAACGTGGCGACCGTCGAGGTCGGAGGCAGGGAGTTCAAGCTGAGGGCGTGCCTCGGCGCCGGAATCACCTACGCCAACCAGTTCAGGGACGAAACGCCGCTCAAGCCGCCCTACAAGGGCATCCTCGCGGACGACATGATGGAGGTGTGGCGCAGGGCGCAGTCCAAGGTCGAGGGCGAGGGCGAGAACGCCAAGGTCGTCGCGTCGGGAGTCGTCGATACCGAGGCGCTCGTCCGCATCATGTGGGCGATGTGCCGCGCGGCCAAGTCCACCGACAAGGGATACGAGGACTTCGCAGGGGAGGTCTACGAGCTGCCCGCTTCGGTCAGCGACGAGGCGGCGCTCTACGCGACCGTGATCCTCCTGCTCGGAGCGGGCGTCATCTTTCGAAGCCACGAGGGACAGGGCGGCGAAGGCGAACCCGACGAGACGGGCGAGCAAGAAGAAGGACAGCGA